ATCAAGCCGATTGACACGGCGTTCGCTGTGGCGACCGATGCAATAGAGAACGCCGCTGGGACCGAGGAGCATTTCCAGCGGGTCAAGATATCGGTCGGACCGGATGGCAAAGCGACGGATGCGACCCTTTTGGACCCCCTGCCGATGGGAGACTATAGGGCGCGGGATTTACTTACTGAACTAGTCGTACAAATGAAAATAATGAACTTACATTTAGAGATTGTAACCGATCAGAAATTCAGTGATGGAGATACATAATGGTTAAAATAGAAGATGGAAAGGGCAGAGAAGGAGATGTAGCGGTCAGTTCAGAGCAGAGGCTTTTGTGTCATGCCGTTGTCGAAACTGGACTTGAACACGCCTCAGAGAATAGCGAAACAGCCTATAGTTGGAGTAGCGGAACGCAAGCGACCTCTAATGGCGATACCTTGTTGTTGGTTAAAAACACCTCTGCGACACCCTTACACATACACTCAATTTCCATTTCAGTCGATACCGATACCAGAGTGATAATCCATGTGCCTACCACAGTGGTTACTACACCGGCAGGAACCGCAATCACCGGAGTCAACATGAATTTTTCGTCTTCGCTTCCGGCAGAGGCTACAGCAAAACGGGATGAAACTAATAATACACAAGGCGATATTCTGTGGGCCGGAGAGGTCATGGCGGCAAGTAATCCGGTCATAGTAAATTTCGATGGTGCAATCATCCTTCCCAAAAATGAATCGATTGGAGTTGATATTGTTTTAGCTCAAACTGCACTTTGCGATGTGACAATTATAGGTCACTATGGCGGCGACTGACGATGATAAATGTGGCGATTAAAGATGGTAGAGGTAGAAAGAATAGGACGATTGTAACGAACGATCAAGAGTTCTGCGTGATCCAAGTCCCCTTTCCTCCGATAGTGAAACAGAAGGTGCAACCCTTTCGGCAATTCTTAACTGATGATGGGCTGTCAAGCGGAAGTAATGATATGGGAGTTGATGGGTCCACAACAAATGTTGATTTCTGGATTCCGGCCAGTACCACGGCAGACAGGTATCTCACACAGGTTAGTATTATCGTAGCCTATGGAACATCTGGCGCTCCTTTTGAATGGGCGGACGGAACTGCCTTAACCAACGGAACACTTGTTTTCTACAACAATTCTAAGGGAGATATAGATATACACGGTGGCATCAAAACAAACCAAGATGTGTTCCGATTCATACCGGGGGTTGTTCCTACTGGATGGGAAGTACGGCACGTCAATGCAAATAATGACTTTGGATATTTTATAAATCTCAATTTGTCCGACTTTATGCCGCCCTACGGTATTAAATTAGACAAGTCTTCGACACAGAAACTTACGGTAAGGATCAGAGACAATGTAGGGGCTGATGCAGATACTTTTAACGCTATCGCTTATGGGTTTGATAGATTCGAGTAAACTATGTCACTACTGCTTTTATTTTTGACACCGGCGGCAGAGGAGGCAGCAGCCGTCACGCTTGATACGATTAAGATCGTCCTCTACATCGCACAGAAAAGGGCCATCGCGGTACAGGGTTAATGCCAAGAGAAGAGATACACAAAGACGACATCGGCACCATATTTGAGGTGACGATTAAGGACGGCGATGATGTGGTGGACGTATCCGGCGCGACGACAAAGCAGATTATCTTAATGCCGCCAAAAGGGACCAAGAAAACAAAGGCGGCAGGATTCTTAAATAGCGGCACCGATGGCATCATTACTTATACGACGGTGGATGGCGATTTGAATGAGTTCGGAACCTGGGGGCTGCAAGCATTTGTTGTGCTGTCTGGTGGAACATGGAGTAGTACGATTGAAGATATAGAGGTGTATGACAATCTATAATGGCGATTATTGCACAACCACTTACAACGGTTCACGCGGTTAAGGATTACATCGAAATCCCTGAGACAAACAACGATAGCGATGACATCCTCAAGCGATTAGTCAATCGGGCATCCGATGCGATTGAGACCTACTGCGGTCGGCATTTTAAGGAGCGTACCTATCTGCTGGAGCGATACACCGGAGATGGGACGGCTGAATTACTCTTGAATCAATGGCCGGTGGCGACGGTGGAGAGGGTGGCGGTTGGGACGTTGAGTGCGTTGAAGATCACCAACTCAGATTCAGCGGCATATTCAGCGGTTGCTCAGGCCACGACGACCTTAATCAAGCTGGAGATTCACGGAGGGACCAATGATGGTACACAGGAACGGCTCTTTACTGCTTCTACCAGTATGTCTGCGATGGCGACGCAAATCAGCACCTATACAAGTTGGACGGGGGCGACGGTCAGCGGCGACTTTGATAACCACGACACGACCGAGTTGATCCCCACGGGCGCGCGCGAGACGCTGAACACCTCAATCGATCTGCTCGTCCCTGACAAGCGTTTGACGGATTACGATGTTAACCTGGATGCTGGAACGATCCACCGGGCATTCGGTTGGTCCCAGGCGTGGGATAATATCTTCGTCAATTACACCGCAGGTTACTTGGTGATCCCCGACGACCTGGAACAGGTGGCGATTGAAGTCACCGCAGAGTTTTTTCACAAGAGAAAAACGCAGTCTGGTCTAAAGTCTGAGAAGATCGGCACCTACAGCTACACCGCGTTCGACAATCAAGCGAATAAATCCGCCGTGATGGATAGGGCCGATGATCTGGCCAAGTACCGGAGGGTCGTTTACGCATGAGTCTAGCCAATTTATACAACGTGACATTCGACATTGCGAGGCCATCCGATGTATCCGATCCCTTCGGCGGCCACACGGCGGTTTTCAATATCATAGAGACCGGCAAGAAATGCGCCTTGCAGCGAAAATCAGCCAGCGAGATCATCTTCAGCGACCGTGAGACGGTGTGGGCGAACTACACTCTCTACTGTGACAGCGGACTGGACATCATCGCAGGTGATCACATCGTTGTTGGTTCAAGATCGTTCGATGTGAAGTCAGTGGAGAATGTCAACCAATTCAACCTGTATTTAGAAGTCGAATTATTGGAGATCGTTTGATGGGCATGAAATGGAGAGGCGACGCGTTTCTTTCAGATGTGCAGCGGACGTTGCGCGGGCGATATCGCAAGGCCGGGTTGTTCGTGGCTGCTGATATTAAGAAGAAGTTTCCAGGTCGTGGAGCGAGTGGATTGAATACTCTCGGACAGAGATTCATCGCATCGAAGGCTGGTGAGATACCTTCGATCCAGACAGGCACTTTGAAGCGGTCGATCACGATTGAGATGGACGCGCGGCTGCCGAAGGTCTTTGTCGGAACCAATGTGCCGTATGCCGAGTGGCTGGAGTTCGGCACGAAGGACATGGCACCGAGGCCGTTCCTGCGTCCGGCGATATTTAGGAACAAGCGACACATTGTGAGGATCATTAGCTCAGGGAAATTGTAATGATTGCAGAATTTGATTATTGGAGCGTGGTTATCAGTATGGCGATTGGTAATTTCGTCGGAACGTTTGTGGTGGGCATAGCGATACCGTGGATTAGCGACATCAGAAAAAGAAAAACAGGATGAGAGATTTAACCAAAGGACTCCAGACCATCTTTGGCGATTCGTTGCAACTGAAAAAGGCGACGGCGGATGGGAAGCTACATTGGGCGGTCGCTCCTCGTGGAAGCAAGCTGCCCTATATTGCGGTACATCAGATCGGATCAACAACTGAATACGCCACGACGGATGTTATCTTTGACGACATGATTCAGTTTTCCATCTTCGCCAAAAGCATGTCGGAGGCCATCAACCTGTATGAGTTGGTTTACGAAGCATACGGCCTTGCGACCTTTTCATACGAGGACGGGACAGAATTGACTTGCAGGCTGGAGAGCCGTAACGGGCCGACGTTGCAGGAGGATGTATGGATGGTGACAGCAGATTATATGGTAATGAGAGCCGAAGCATTGGCAAGTTAGGAGCATAATATGGCAACAGTAATAATTCACGGCCAACTTGGAACGGTCGCTTGGACCGACGACTCAACGGCTGATTCGACCATCACCGGATGGGTTCTCGAAGGTTCGATAGATGTGATCGATACGACCAGCACCGATGACGACGTGAACGGGTATCGGACCAAGACGGCAGGACACAAAGACTGGTCGGCAACGGTGGATGTGTTGAATGTCGGGGCCGATCCATCAAAGCTGGCGAATGCCGCGGCTTCGCTGACGCTGGGCGACGCGACGAACTCAATCGCTTTGGCAAAGGCGATTTGTACGGGAGTCAATATCACGCTGGATGCCCAGGACGTTGAGAAAACTACATTTAACTTCGTTTGTGCAGGAGCAATCTAATGGCAATCGTATATGGAAAAGCAGGATCGGCAAGCTGGACAGACGCAAGCGGTATCTCTGTAACTGAGGGTGAGATGGATTGGATATTGGAGATCACCGGCGAGGTGATTGACATAACCAGCATGGACGATGCGACGTTTAAGGCCAGACTCGGATCGTGGAGAGACTGGACGGCGACCGTCACCTCGGTCGATTCAGGAGATGTCAACTACACCGAAGCAAAATTGTTTGCGTCGTTGGGAGAAACCAACGTGTTGACATTGGCCGACGGCACCAAGACCTGGACCTCGGCGTCTAACGGGGCGATGCTCGTCGGTTGGAGTAAGAACCTCGATGTAAATGATGTCATAAAGTTTACCTGGAATTTTGAAGGTACCGCCGCGATCACCGTGGCATAAGGAGAATCGATGGCTGACTCAATCGCAAAAGCCCTAGCAACCCCTCGTGAGCTAAAGATAAACGGATCGGTCTATAGGATTGTCCCGTGGAATATAAGCGATCTGGCATCCTATGAACATTACTTCAAAGACAACATCCGTGAGTCGCTTCTAGGAACAAAGAATATCGACAAGAGAGTTGCTATTCAAGAAATTATCGCTTCCGAGCGAGAAGGGATCAGCATCGACAAGATTATGGATTCTGTAGATGGTATTCGTTTTGCTTGTTGGAGCATCAGCCAGACATGACGCTAGGAAAAGCAGGCGCATTGATGACGATGGACAATATGGACTTAATTACTTCGTTGATGTCTGATTCAGAAGACAAGAAAGACGACGATAAAAAAAAACAACCGGAGCCCCCGTCGAATATCACCTCTTCATCAGCATGATGATGCGGTTCTATCAGGGCATGACGATTGAAGATGTCGGGAAGATGACCATCGGGCAGATGGAACAGCGGATCGACGACATGGGAAAGATTCTAAAGATGGAAAGCGGCGGTGACAGCGGAAAACCGCTTGAGGACATGACGGCAACTGAGAAGATCGAGCATTTCAAGAGCATCGGGAAGACTGCATAATGCCAAGAATAGGCGAAGCATGGGTTGAAATATCTGCAAAGACGCAGAAGTTGCGCACGGCCTTAGTTAATTCGCGTTCGCGCATTTCAACTTTTGTCGCCACGACACAGACACAAATGAAAAAATTACAGGGGGCTCCGGTTGTTTTTTTTTATCGTCGTCTTTCTTGTCTTCTGAATCAGACATCAACGAAGTAATTAAGTCCATATTGTCCATCGTCATCAATGCGCCTGCTTTTCCTAGCGTCATGTCTGGCTGATGCTCCAACAAGCAA